GATTCATAGAACTCCTGAACCCTACAGAACGTCATCGCTAAATCATACATATCCTTAATTGAACAGAGATAGATACCGGGATAGAGGTTTTTAAGTGTGTAGTTGACGTTCATTTTGTATTTATTAAGATGGCAGTCTCACGGAGACTCGAACTCCGATTCTGCGGATGAAAACCGCATGTCCTAGCCGTTAGACGATGAGACCGTTATTAGTTTGTGGTCGGCGAGACAGGAATTGAACCTGCAACCACGTGCTCCCAAAGCACGTGCTCTACCAAGTTGAGCTACTCGCCGTTGATCACGATAAATTGGTGCGCTATGACAGAGTCGAACTGTCCTCTCAGCCTTGGCAAGGCCACGTATTAGCCGATATACGAATAACGCGCTTATTATACTTACATCATAGAATGGCTCAAGCAAATACTTTCTACCAATTTAAGGCCTGAAATGTACATGGAAAGTGTTCTTTAAAGATATCTCTAATAGCGTACGCGATTTCACGATGCTCCTTCTGCGTATCCTCTTTTGCTCTAATATCAATATAATGAATCCATGAACGGATTGTACCTGACATATAGATTGTAGTAGAAGTATTGAGAGGAAGAACCATTCTCGCACACTCTTTAGCAATTCCACCATCTACCAATTTACTATATGCATACGTCGCCCACTTTTGAGCACAATTAATAGCTTCTCTTTGCTCGTTTGTTAATGACTCAAGAGGTATGACATCGTCACCGACCTGTCTATTAGTTTTTCCCTGCATTCTCCATTCAATATCTTCAAGCTCCGTTGTTGATGAATACCTCTGACTAAATTCCTGAAAAGAAAAACTACGATGGCGGAGAATTTGTGCTGCAATTGCCCGAGAGGTTTTGATCTCTACAGTCATGCTTACCATCTCATAAGGTGACCAATGTTTATGTTTAATCAAATAAGCAAGAAGCCTTGGTGCTGTCTCGGTATTAAGCTGGTTTGTAGGATTTGAGACTCTAGCACAATAGCTAATAAGCTCTTCAGCCGTTGTAATACCTTCAATCTTTGGTTCAGTAATTGATATGAGTTTAACGTTCATTATATAAAAAGAACAACCCCGGTGCTACACACCGGGGTGTTACTTTGATTGTTTAGGCTTCCAGGTTAGCTGGAGCAACTGACCGGAAAGGGTCTGGTGCAACTGCTGCGAAGTCAGGTCCGGTGAAGAACATGTCTGAAGCCAGACGATTAAGTTCCATTCGGAGAGCGATATCCTGATCAGTAGTCCTATGGGTAGCGACGTTGGTCAGGTTATTGAACAAGTCGTAAGCGTTGACGTTTGAATTAGCAGTCGCCATCCAACGATTACCCTTACCCTTGAGAGCGATACCAGCGTCAGTGTAGCGGCGCTTGATCTCCTGATCGTTGAACATAGTAGCACCGAGCTCCTTATCAACCCTCATAGCGATTGCACGTGCTGTATTGAACTCACGGAGTGAGGCGTTATGGTTGCGGAGGCGGTTACCAGCCATCTGTACCTCTTCCTTGATAATGTCACCGGATAGGAACTTACGGACCTGGGTATCGAAGGTCTTCTGGGTGAAGTCTGCGCTATCAACAAAACGCTGAGCCATACGATGTACAGCAGTCATTCCGTTAGAGCAGACAAGACGGAGAAGATAAGGATAGAACTGTGACTTGTTAAGCGAGAAGTTCATACCAAACCCGCTCTTCCAGACATCCTTTCCATCACCAAATACATCGATGTCAGCGTCAGGGTTCTTGAAGTTGATGGCGATACTGATGTTCGTGGGATCGAAGTAGAAATCCCTCAGCTCGAGGTTGTTGTTGTTCTCACGGAGATACTCCTCCGTATAGCGTAGACCATTGGAGAGATCTACCGCACGCTCTTCCTTAATAGAACGATCGAAGATATTGTTAATCTCATTACTCTGACTATTTAGAACAGCGGTCACGCGCTTGTTCTTCCTAATGTTCGAGAGAGCATTGTGAAGAGGTGCCCACTGAGAGCTATCATCGCTAATCTCATTAACAAGCTGCTCCTTAACTCCAAGAACATTGATAAGGCTCTTAAGAGACTCCTGACGGAGCTGGTTACCATTGTAGAAGAAGCTGTTACCCTTCTTTTCGATGTTTTCGACATCCAGAGGAACAAGGCTGTAACCTTGAAGCGTCTGGCGAATATTGTTGCTTTGGGCAACGAACTTATCTAGTGTTGTTGTACTCATGACCCCCTTATAATACGGGCACGAGAAAAGGAACTCCAGAAATTTCTTTAGGATTCCGGAAGTACTTTGTAATTCCTTGATTTTAAATAAAAAAACCGGAGCTGGAATGTGACTAGCACCCAACTCCGGTTTTCTCTTTTATACGATCCTCTCACCAACGCGCTGGTATCAACAAGGCATCGAGTCTGCTTTTCTTTATTCCCTCTGCATTTGTGCTGGGGTTACAACACGATTAGGACTTGAGACCTTTGGCGACTACGGATAGCTAATCCATTCACCAGTAGCATTACTAAAGAAATTATTGGTATTGAAAGATTTTATTCCGGATTTTGTTCTTTCCTCAACGGGTACCGGCATGGAGCCAGCGCGCCGTCCAGTCTGTGTTTATTAAAGCAAGGGATCAAAGCTGTACGCAGGTTTTTGGCTCCCCCTCTGAAAATACGTCTACTAACTTACCAACAGACAACTCAACGCATCTCTCCCACGGATTATACCTACAACGCGGGAACTTATTTTAATGATTACTGGCCTATCGGAGCTAGGAAGTTTATAGCTCCCGTTCTTTAAGACTTGTGAAACTCTTAAAACTACTAGGTCGCTACTACCCGCGGCTTCGGACTAGTATTGCTACTACCGAGAACTATACGCAGTAATCAAATTATTATGACCGGGGTGGTTGTAATCCATCCTAGTGCACCGGTTGATGAAGGCCTTTCAGAGCGAACCTAGTCACGCACACGTACGGTTCAGACCTTAGATGGTCTTCGGCTCTTTCGATCGAGCCTGCGAACGGTCAAATTTGGCAGGGCCGGGAATCGAACCCGGAATCTTGTGGTTATGAGCCACACGACTTAACCGTTTGTCCACCCTGCGTTAAAATGTACTATCAAAGATCAATTCTTATTCCATTAATATATAGTCTATAGTAGGGACTGGCAAGAATAAAAAATGGCACGTGGTGAAAGAATCGAACTTTCCCAATCGCTTTTGGAGAGCAATTCGCCTATCCTTGGAACATTACCACGCAAAAAGTGGAGCCTGTGGAGGGACTCGAACCCCCGTTGTTTGTATACCACTTTACAAAAGTGGTGCTGTCGCCGCTGAGCCACACAGGCGTGAAAATTATTTAGACCGCAACTAGAGCGAATTCAATCTTTCGGAGGATTGCTAATACCTCGTTCCTAACAGGAATTCTACCTGCTCTCTAATTGCAGTAAATTGGTGGAGGCGTCGGAGATCTGCCCTCCGAGTCCTTATAATATTTCTCTTATATTTTCTACACGCTTATGTAAGTTTAGGATTTGATTGACTACAGGCTCCTATGGCTTACCAGCCTATCTTTTTAAGTCTGCCTATATAGATGAAGAGTTCTATACAACCCCTTGTACTGAGTTTTCTAGGAGTCACAAGTACCTCCATAACCTATTGGTTTAGCTCCCTAAGATCTTTAATAGGATCCAATCTTAGTTTTTAGGCAGCGAGGAGTGACTCTTCTTCGCAGCTGGCGAGGATATCGTCAGCGTTGTTGAAACAGTACTCAGCTTCTGCTAAGAGCGCATCGATGTTATCTTCTGCGTTTAGTTTTTTAGAAGGCTTTTATAGTGGCCAACCTTCCAACCACTGCGTGCAATATAAAACCAGACTATAAGTCGATTCTATGTCGCCCCCATAAATTTCAAAGATCATTGAGCGTATATGCTCTTATTTCCTATAATATATATGCTCTAGAGAGTGTGGCAAGTCTTAATCTGCTTGGTTTTTAGCTATTTTTTACTAAATACCTATAATGCCTGATTATAACCCTAATGTTATTGCAAATCCTCAAGTAGCGGAATACGGAAAGTTTACACAATTGAATGGTTCACGCTTCCCTGCTGTTTCTGTTACAAGGGTTCAATATCCAGATAAATCACAAGCATTTCCAGGGAATACTAACGCTCTCCCTGTAACAACCATCGACATATATCCAAAGTTTGGCGTATTAAGCTATATAACTAATACTGATGACTTCGCAGTATCACTGAGTGCAGGTCAGATCAATCTCGATACATCGCTAATTGAATTTCATATTTCAAATATAGATGCGGAGACTACTATCATGGCTAACGCTCTCACGGCGACAGAATGGAACACATTTGATGCAGCTTCTGGTATTAATGAGTTGAATTTTAATTTTCTCAACGCTGTATCGGCGCTAAGTACAACCATTGTCAATCCTGTGATTATCGGTAATAGAGGTAACGGTAATACAGCTACCGTTTATGCTCCGACTTCCTCTCTTAACGTCAATGTTACAAATACAATTAACAGCATTACAACACCAGAGCCAACACAACTTGATGCTTTTGGTCGTTTAAGAGTCTCAACACCTCTCACACTTTTTGATTCTTCCCACCGTTATAGAGATAATAATCTTTGGTCATCATTAACTGCTGTAGGTGGGACCTATGCATTTAATGCAAATCAGGGATTGATAGATCTAACAGTAAGTTCGTTATCAGGTTCTTCAGTTATCAGAGAAACAACAAAAGTGTTCTCATACCAACCTGGTAAAAGTTTACTCGTAATGAATACGTTTGTAATGGCTTCTTCTGCTACAGATTTAAGACAAAGAGTAGGTTATTTTGGAAGTCAGAATGGAATTTATTTTCAATTAGATGATGGTAATATTGGTCTGGTTAAAAGATCTCTTGTGTCGGGTTCTGTTGTAGATACTATAGTTTTAAGGTCTAGTTGGAACGGAGATAAGTTAGATGGGACAGGAGCCTCTGGATTAACTCTTGATATAACAAAGGCTCAAATATTTTGGATGGATATTGAATGGCTTGGTGTTGGATCAGTTCGTACAGGTTTTATTATTAACGGACAGTATATTGTTTGTCATTCCTTTCATCATGCTAATATAATTGATTCTACATACATAACAACAGCATCTCTACCTTTAAGATATGAGATTACAAATAAAGCTGCTACAGGTGTTTCTAAAACTTTAAAGCAGATATGTTCTTCTGTTGTTTCCGAAGGTGGTTATGAATTAAGAGGTCTTCAACAGGCAGTAGGTACCGCTATAACAGCACCAAGAAGTCTTGGAACACCCGCAGGAACCTATCGCCCTGTTGTTTCAATTAGATTAAAAACATCTCCAAATAGATTAGATGCAATAGTAATACTAACAGCTTTATCTGTAATGGGTGTTGATACAGGGATATATAGTTGGCGAGTAATTGCTTCTGGAACAACTGTTGATGGTACTTGGCAGGATGCAGGAGTTGATTCAGCAGTTGAATATAAATTAGATGGAACAAGCATTACTGGCGGAAGAATCTTAGCACAAGGATATCTTACATCAAACGCACAGGGCGCAACAACAGTTGATATTTTAAAGGAAGCTCTTTTTAAATTTCAATTAGAAAGAAATGGACTTACAGGTGTTCCTTATGAACTTACTTTAGCAGTAGCAGCAAGTACACAAAATGAAGTTGTACATGCTTCAATGGATTGGGAAGAGATTAGCAGGTAACCGTATTAATACTTACGGGTACTGTGAGTGTGTCGCTTTGGCAGATACGCGCTTCTTCCCTCTGAAATAAGCTGGGAGCGAGTCTTGAGAACAGGTGTCGTTGGCTCAACTACCCTAATACCGAACAGGTTATTTGCAAATTTTTTTACGGTATTAATGAGTTTAGTCATAAGCCTACAAATAATTAGTCTGCATAAGGACAATTTTTTATAAAAAGGAAAAATTAAAGTTTTTTCATACCTTTTATCTGATAATTAATATTCATTACCACTCTTCTCGGAACTGTTGTCGGTGTGGTACCTGTGTGATAGTGTACCCCTTCGAATATAAAAAGTCTGTTAGCTTTCGGTGTAACTGCTGTAAGTTGTGTAAGCTGTGTTATCTTTTCTTTATAGAAAGAGTTCGTATCTGGACCGTAATCTGGATCAAACCGCTCATTATATACAATTGTATCGCCGTCAGAGTCGTTAAAATAGAATAATGCTGTACGGTGTTCATAGCTTATATCAACATGAGCACCATTTTCATAATTTTTGTCTGTAGCTGTATTGAGAATCAATCTAACCCGTAATAATTCTTGAAGATCTTCTCCTGCCTGTATAAGAATATTTTCAGCTGCCTTGAGAAGAGTGTTATTAGGATCGTACATTACCTGTTCACGAAACAATACCGTATTACCCCAACCATGTAAGAATATATCATTTACACCTCCATGTGATGGTGGTGTTCTATTAAAGAACCACGGGAAATTTCGAGAAAGAACCTCATCACTAAGATTATTAAATTTCTCTTCAGGTAATATATTGTCAATAATAGTTGCAGACATATAATAGCTTATTACTGCTACTGCTTGTTATCAAGACTTTAAGTCTAAAAGATATTTCTGAACGCAATGATCAAACGATTCTTTCACGTTATTCTGCTCTATTTGGTTCTTAGCTTCATTGAGCTTAGCAGTTAAATAACTCTCGACCTCACCTGCACTACTAAAACCATCCGTTCTCATCTCTACAGCAATACCGCCGGCGTTTCTCCAAGCAGCTAGATACGGTGGAAAATCATCGATGAGTATATTAGGGTTACCGTTACTATCAATAGCATATATAGCTTTATTTTTCGGGAAATATGATTCTGAAGGCTGAGGTGATAGGTGTTTTTTTATCCACGTTATCTTACCTCGTTTACAGGCTTCAGGGTCAATGCTCGCCGGGTGAGAGCAAATACTATATGCACCAGCGAATTTAACGACTGCTTGAATGATAGCATTTGTTACCTCTCCGTTTTTACCAAACGGTGGAAGATTAGCGAAGAATTGTTCAACATCACCGAAATTATCTAAAAAATGCTCTCTATCGTACCAAATCTTCTTTGCTTCTGTCTTTTCTTCTACCGTTAGCTGTTTATAAGGCTTATTAAAGAATCTAAAGCTAATAGCTCCGAAGAGATCAGCGACGGTACCATCCATGTCGACCAAGCAGTTTAGATTACTCATGATAATACAATAGTAAAGCGAAACAAATACTTATTATGTTTCTGTGTATCAACAAATTCTTTTTTCGCAGAGACAATTCTCTTTGTCGTACCGTATTTTGCTATTTCTTTGTCGAGATGCGCTTGCGCAGCATCAGTGCTTTCGAAGAAGCCACTCCATTTAATAATGTTGCGATCGACATTAGGCACAATAATATTTAAGCCTTTTTTGAGATGTATTCCTGTTACTAAGAGCATAGAAAGTCGCTTAGCTTTGATTTCATAAAAAATATGCTATACCAGCTATCTATATTTTTAAGAATTTGATAGAAGTTCAACTCTTCGCATTTATGCTTGAAGCTATCGTAATTTAGCACCGGTTTTATATTGAACTGTTCCTTTACGTAATTTACTTCATCCTGATCGTTAAGAGTCAGAGAGAGATCAACTAGCTTAAGATTTGCATTGAAGTGATCTTCTTCTGCTTCTGACATCGTATATTCACCGTTGAAAAATTTTGATATCTTTACCTTACCAAATCCCTTTATACCGGGTATGTTATCAGACTTATCGCCTGTAAGCGCTTTAAGCTTAACAAAATCCACTATTTCATAGCCTATAAGCTCTTTAAAGTTTCTATGATTAAATTCTATTTTACGAATAGGGTCATATACAACTGTCTTATCATCAATAAGCTGACACATATCCTTATCAACGGTGATAATAATCTTCTCGTCTTCTGGGAAGAGATGATGAAAGATGGCGATTACATCGTCTGCTTCGTATGCACGTGGCAAAACATTCTTTATGCCTAATAGCTCAAGTAGTTCTTTAATTATATAATTCTTGCTATGTACCTGTTGATTGCGCTCGGTGTCTCTATTGCCTTTATATTCTTGTAGCAATTCCTTTCTCTTATTAATCTGAAAGTCTTCCTTCTCATCCCAGGTGCAATACACGACATCAGGATTGTACTGTAATATGTGGTTTTTAACACTAGTTAAGAAAAGATGAATGTGAAAATGCTCATTAAAGTTGGGTTGGTTTTTAGCTACCCAAAATACCCTGTGAACAAGGTTATTACCATCGACAATAAGACGTCTCATGACCAGAAGAAGAAACGATACTTGACAAGCTGTGTTAAAATTTCTGTATCCTTATCCTGAATAAGCTGTTCAAGACGATTTACTTCACCGTACTTTTCTTCGTATGTTCTACCATCATCAACCATTTTTAGCATCTTGACTTTACCCTTATCGTCATATTCACAAGGCACAAACATTTCCTTAAGAGGTGGAAGGACAGGATAAGCGTCATCCATCTGCTTTTCAAGAGCAGGTCGTTCAATAGTAATATAGTCGTAAGCTGATTCGAGCCACTTAGCGAATTCTACTGCGCGTTCTCCGGTACCCTCCCAGTCAGTATGACCATGAAGATACTCATCTTCATAAAAACCTTTAATAAATTCGAAGTTTACAGTCTCAATAAGACCGGAAACATCAGACCAGGTACGAGGAATAACTTTACGATAGCGTTTGTTCTGCGGACTAAAGATTGGGCGAATCTTCTCGTAATAATAAATGTCAGCCCAGCGAGGTACAAACGGAATAAGCTGCCAGAGTTTTCTTGTACCAAATTTATCTTCTAGGAATCTATCGAACTTACACCGAAATGACTTTTTATAATTTTCCATATCAGCAAAATCACAACGGAGTTTATGATTACGCGCTTCGAATTTCTCAGGTGTCATATTATGATTATAATAAAATTATTTTAGGATTGCAATAAAAACCTACGAGGGAAAGGCTCGAACTTTCAACCGGCAGATCCAAATTCTGCTGCACTACCAATTGTGCTACCTCGTAATAGGTTAATATTTCTTTACAAGCTTTCCTTTTATCTTGACAAAGCCTTCCAGCTTACCAGATGGTTTAATCTTGTCAAAGTTATCGTTGTATTGCTTCTTGTTTACTTTTCTCGGTGTATCGCCTTTTCCTGCGCTCATATTAATGCTTAGTGATTGTAGCTTCGATCTTATTTACCTTCCAGCGAGTCTTAGATCCACGCTTATTATTCTTCTTAAGCTTACCTTCGAGAGTAAGCTCCCTGAGAAGATATCCAGCACGAGTTGCATCAATACTCAACTCAGCACATACATCAGTAATACCGAACAATCCTTCGAGCTTAAGAATGCTCTCCTTATTCTTTTCCTTACGATCGGCTTTGCTGTTCTTCTTTTCAGTAGCTTCAGCCGTAACAGCGGTAAAGACATATCCCCGGCTAGTGAACGAACAAGTATAGTCGATACCAGGTCCGAAACGATTCTTAGAGAAGTAAATGCGACGGAGATCAGGAGTCTCACCCATCTCAACGAACATATTCACGTCGACAGCGTAGGTAAGATGATTACTTCCGCGCATCGCACCGCCCTTGGTAAGGTGGCAGATGATGATCACGGCACACTCTGTCTCCTTAGCCCTTTCAATAAGTCGCTCAATAGCAGAACGCTCGTCGAAGGACCCCTTATCCATAGCCTGGAATGAGTCGATAACAATAAGATCCATTCCATCCATAAAAGAAAGAATCTTATTGAACTTCGATTCGTTACAGATGCCAACGTCATCGATACCGAGTCGACGGCAGCTAAAAGCGACCTGATGGATAGACTCCTCAGCGCTAATATAGCCGATATTCTTATCGTTCTTCGACATACCGTCGAGAATCTGGAGAACCATTGTACTCTTTCCTACACCTGCTTTACTCGACAAAGTGATGCACGATCCAGGGAGAATACCACCCCCGAACATCTCATCAACTTCAGGGATGTTTGAGCGAATGCGACGGAAATAAATTTCCGGAATCTGCACATCTTTAACAGCTGTGAACGAAGTGGATACGATATGATTAAGTTTCATGCTATTATTATGTGGGAATTGAAAAGGAATTACAAGCTTAAATTTTCTTAAACTTTACTTCCGCGTCTTTCAGGTTCTGGAACGTCCAGCCTGAGGTGCCCCACTGCGATGTACCTGGATAGGCCTCACCAGGTGGGATCTTCTGACCACCAAGCTCATAGCCATTATGCTTTGAGATCTTCACTACTTCAAAAGAAACACCCTCCTGGTCCTTTTTAGATTGTTCGAAGATAGCTTTCATCCCTTCGCGTTTAATTTGCTTATAGGTAAATCCTTTTTTTGTGAATGTTTTAGGTATTGTCTTCATGATTCCTTAATATTATAGGTACCTTTAAGGGAACGCAAGCTTATTTCCCGTTAATCTCAAGCGCCCGTTGAATGAATGAATCACCTAGCGCTATAGTAACACCTTCTACACCAAGCTCCTCTCGAACCTCAGAAGGCGATTTACCTGCTTTCAACAGCGTAAGAGCATCCCTACAAATATAATGCTTGAGGAACTCTTCTTTTGATCCTGCGATCTTTGCCTTCTCCTCCAGATACTGACTGTTTGTAGGTCGTGTCCTACCTGTAATAATACAAGTAAGAACGGTAGGGTCTTTGGCTATAGCTTTCTTGAATCGTTTATTAATTTCTGCGATATCCATCATTATTCGATAATATAAAATTGTTTAATTAAATGCAATAAAAAGTTGAAAAAAAGAGACCGACTCCTAAATCATAGCAGCCGGTCTCCTCATTGTTCATTTGAGATTAAGCAACGGTAATCTCGTTAGTGTTAATGGCGCGGGTCAGGTCTCTTGCGTCAATACGCTTAGCCGTACGCTTGAACTGGTTCGTGCGGTTGAGCACACGAGCCTTCTTAACGGTAAAGCTACCATCGCGGTTACGCTCCATCTGGACGAAGAACGTCTTAGGACGTAGATTCTTGTTTGTGTAGTCGATCATTTTATATTCACCTCCTTTCGTTTATAGTTCTAATAGTGGATTCTTTTTTTAGGAATATCAACTATTAAATTTTAAAATTTTCTGGAAGAGTAATCTCTTCGGGGTTCGGGAGAAGGAAAGTATCGGTTTTGGCTTTCCTGCTCTCTGACTTACGACGATACCCCATAAGAAGGTGATTCCCGTCGTTCGTGCTCTTGATAATTGGTACCAGTCGGCCCTTTTTAATTAGCTTCTGGATATTTGCTGGTGACATCTTTCCCATATGATTCCTCAATAGTATATCGGTTAAAAAATAAATCAAGAATTACTTTCAAATACATCGCCGTTAGCTTGGATCTTTTGCTCTTCATATGGAGCAACCATACGACGATAGAACTCCTGCTTACACCCCTCAAGGGCGCCTATAATGTCGTTAAACGTTTGATAACACATACCGTTATCGACAATATAATCTTTACAAATCATAGTAAGAGCATAATTGAGCTCACCGGCAGTGTTTATTTCAGGTATGTTGCAGAACATATCTAAGAACTTTGATCTATCTTGCTGATTAATGTATGGCATAAAACAGATAGTAAAATTAAATTTTCATAAAATCAAGCTTGAACTTAATTTTTGCATATATAATATAACAAATCATGAAACGCGCTAAGGTTAAAAAACTTCCAAAGCAAACTAAAACAAGCACATTACCTAAAGCTAAGAATAAGCCTGTAGCTGTGGTTGATGATAGTAAGCCTAAGAGTCGAGTTATGGCATGTATCGTTACTGGTATAGAGAAGAGAGTATCGAAAGCCGGTATGGCAAAAGGTATTAAGAAATTCGGTGATCTAGCGGCCTTTATCGAACACTATATAAGCAATGAAGCAAAGAGACTACTCAAACAACGCGTATCCCCGGAGGAAGTACAAAAGCAACTTCGTCCATCGAATCTCAAGCCATTCACTATTGACAAACAGATTCTTGCTCGTCTCAAGCTCCTCAAGAAGCCAAGAAACAAAAAACTTACAATAGAAGAGGTTCAGCAAATTTCTGTAAAATGGGTACCTAAAGAGCCTAAATCGTATCCCTCAAAAGAGGCGTATATCATAGACAACACAAAAAACGGGTCCTGCATTGCACCTCAACTCTTTCTAGATTCTGATCGCTGCTGTGACCACTGTCAGTATACAGAGCATTGCCTCTCTACAGCTAAGACATTCTCTAAGCGATATAAAGCCTCTCAATAACCTTCATATGTTTTTGAATACCTGACTTCACGGCTATATCCGTTGTGATCGTCGTTGATTACTTTCTTTGGCTTCGGTTTTTCGTATCTCATTGTAAACGTAATGATGATATCACCGATCTCCATAAGAAACGCTAACAGAAAGCAAATAAGAGCTGTAATGTCAGCACACATTAATGCAGTAAATGATACTTTGATAATATTATCAGTCCCTATTATTTTAACAGGGATAAATTTTATGTTTAAATTCGATGCAATAGATGATATCAAACTATTTGCATCGATTACCGATGTCTGGAGTTCACTAAAATTACTAGCCGCATCAATACTCTTTTTACAGGTTATAATCTTATCTCCAAGTAGATTACTTGATTGTTTAAGTGCTTTTAGACTTTCCTCCATCTCTTGATCTAAGGAATCAATTCGCTTTTTAAGTTCGTTTTTTGTGCTCTGAAGTTCAATGTCGGATTGCGCTTGCAGTTTACGAGCTTCTGCTTGAAGCTCTTTCGCACGTGGCCCATCACCGGCTTTACCTCTCACACCTTGTCGCTCGCTAATAGCTTCTTGATTTATCTCCTCTATTTGTTTCTTGGTTTCTGTAGATTTTACTAGTATTGTCTTTTCAATTTCCACTTTTCTATCTCTATTGCTATTTCTAATGTCAGAATCTTGTATTTGTACAGCTTTTTTACTCTCAGCTTCAAAATATGATAGAGTTTCTGTTATTTTATCCTTACTGTTTTTAAGACTATCTTGAACACCAGTTTCAGAGTAGAGTCCTGCAAAGTCAAAAATGGTCGGTATAAGACTAAGGAATAAGCAGAGTAATGCAGCCTTAATCGGGAACTCTTTTCTACCAAAAAGAATAATTTTTACACAATATGGTAGACCTACAACAGCAAAACTCGCTAACGCTGTTAATGTCCAATGCCAGGTAATGAGAATAGCACCTAATGCATGGAAGGCAAAACAATACGCAACGAAAATAACAAACCAATACACTATATCGATAGTGATAGCTGCAACCTTACTACCTGTATTAAAACCAAAGATAGTATGATATGAGTCGGCTACAGTATGATCTGTAACCGGTTCACGAGTTAGCAAATTCTTAATAAACTCCACTTTATTATTTAATGGATGTCAGGAGCGCTCGAATATCTTCCTTTAAAATACGGATTTGTACTTCAAATACAACGGAAAGCACCACAAAGAGTAGTTTCATATATATGTCTAGTAGACACGTGTATATTTATTCTCTTTTAGCACCAATATTGTCTTTTCGAGTTCTTGTATAGTTATTTCATAGAGGTACCCATAAATAATTTCAGTCACCATGTCTGATAACGCACGTTTTCATAATAAGCTACATAGAAAAAATCACCATACCACACCAACAGATGGGTATCCTGATTCCGCTACAGATCCAATTGCTTCAGAATCTGAGCCGTTTACAGGCGATTTTTTCTTAAACGGTAATTTAAATGTCTCTGGTGCAATAAACACAGTCTATAACACGCTTTCAAATATTAGCATACCTGTTCCGGTGTTATCAGCACAAATAGGCTTTCAACCGTCAAATTCACTCGTTGTTCAGCTTTCCGGTGTAAAGTATGCCATACCTGTTACATTGGTTGGTGATAATACCTTTAATAACGGGACATCTGGTATTAACTCTCTAGCTAACTATGTTACCTATCTCGGTAATGTATCATCAAGCGGTACATTATCTGGAAAAGACAGTGATAACTGGAATCTAATCTATTCAACTGTAATAGCAAATAGCGGTAGTTGGAACGGTGGTAATAATGTTTATACCGCGGTCGGTACAAATAGCGGTAATTGGGACGGTACATATACCACAGTAAACACTAATAGCGGTAATTGGAATAGTAATGTAGCAGTATCAAATTATGTTATTACAAATAGTGCTACATTTGATAATTCATATACATCATCTGTCTATGCAAAGCTATCATCACTAGCTTACACATTTAACTATAGTAACAATTCTATACAGGCAAATTCTTTAAATAATTGTACCCCCGGTCAACTAGCTGGTGTTCTCGCTGGTCTCAATAATAATGCCTGTGGTTATGCAGCTGTTGTTGCAGGTGGCGGTACAAACACAGCATCTGGTAATTACTCTATAATCGGTGGTGGTGGTGGGAATATCGTTAGCGGAAATAATAGCGGTATTCTAGGTGGACTTAATAATTCCGTTTCAGGTTGTAACTCATTTGCAATTGGATCTGGTATTATCGCTACGGCACCTAACTACGCATTTGTTAATAATCTATCCTCATTAGGCACGGTAAATGCACTGAGTGGTTACATGCAAATTATTAGTATAGGTAGAGCAGAGATCGGTAATCAGCTTTCTAACACTGTCGGGCAATTCTTTTCTAATGTAAATACATTTTCACAAATAAATCACCAGAATGTCTGTAACGGTACAAATGCATCAACCGATTACATCGCTACTGCCGACAATGGTAATGATTCCTGTTATTACGCTGATCTCGGTATTAATAGCAGTTTCTATAGTAATTCAGCATACGACATAACAGGTCCGAATGATGCATATCTCTTTACACATGGCTGTAATCTCGCCGTTGGTACAACTGGTGATACAGGTGATGTAATTATACATACAGGTGGCTCAAGAGCGCAGAATGAGCGTATGAGAGTAACCGCCCTAGGTAATGTTGGTATTGGTACTAGTGTACCGGGATCAACTCTTACAGTTATCGGAAGTATCTCCGCAACTGGTACAGTATGTTATTCTAATCCCATCTATTGTGTAGGTGCAGCTCCAAATTCTGTTGTTCCTGCTAATGGCTCTAATACAAGCTCGGGATGTTATAGTGTTGTTTTAGGTGGTTCACAAAATATAGCTACAGGCACAAATAGTGTTATCGGCGGTGGTTTAATTAATTCTGCGCTCGCTGAATATAGTGTTATAGGTGGTGGTCAATTGAATAATTCTACCGCCAGCTACACATTTGTTGGCGGTGGTAATTTAAATACAACAGAATCATCATATAGTAGCATATTAGGTGGTAGATGTAATGAAATAACTTCAAATTCAGGATATTCAGTTATCGGCGGGGGTCAGAATAATACCGTTACAGGTATCGGTTCCGTAATAAACGGAGGAACATCAAATACTGTTTCATCTAACTACGGTATTATTGTAGGTGGTAATAGTAACAGTATATGTACAGGTGCAAGTGCATCCTTTATTGCTGGTGGTTGCAATAACCAGGTTTGTGCGACTGCAAATAATTCATTCATACTCGGTTCAAGTATACAGGCAATCGAGCCAAATTATACATACGTCAATAACATTGTCTCACAAGGTAACATTTGTGGCAATAGCATTATAGGAAATGCCGTATACGGCACAACACTAAACGGTGGTACTGTTAGCGGCACGAATTTTATAACATTTAACGAATACAATTATGGTAATAGTTTAGTAGCCGGTGACTTGACTGTCATTGGTACTATTAATGACAG